TTTCATTTAATATAATGAAAAATGAAATACCTTATATTCGTGTCGGTACTGATTATTTTAAAGTAATTAAAAAAGAAGATAGGTATTCAGGAACTAATATAATTTTAAAAGGTTGGAAAAAAGATGAAATTAAAGAAGATCATACCAAAACAATTTTATCTAAAATTTATAAGTTTGATGATTTTACTATTTTACCAAATAATAAAACTTTTATTCCAGCAAAGAACAACTGTTATAATCTTTATTCTAAATTCCCTCACGTTCCATTTACTGATAATGTTCATTATAATGATATTCCAATTACAACTGGCTTAATGGATCATATCTTTGGTGAACAAATAAGTTTAGGTTTTAAGTACATGAAGATACTTTATGAGAATCCTTGTCAAATTTTGCCTGTATTAGCTTTGGTTTCAACTGAACGTGAAACTGGTAAAACTACTTTTTTAAATTATATTCAAATGCTATTTGGCGAAAATTCAACTTTAATTAATCCAAGTGATTTGATGTCTAATTTTAATGATGCTTATGCTACTAAGAATATTATAATGGTTGATGAAACAGTAATTGATAAAGCTCATACAGTAGAAAAATTAAAATCAATTGCAACTGCTAAAACAATGTCGGTATCTCAAAAGTTTGTACAACATTATAGCGTTCCTTTCTTTGGTAAAGTTATAGTATGTACTAATAAAGAAAATGACTTTATGAGAATTGATGAAGAAGAAATACGCTTTTGGGTGCGAAAAATTAAACCTATAACTGGTAAAAAGAATACTAATATTGAAAATGATTTATTTAATGAAATTCCTAAATTCTTAAAATACTTAGAACAATTGCCTGAAATTGATTTTAGCAAATCTCGTATGGTTTTTACTGAAGATGAAATAAATACTGCATCACTTAACATTATTAAGGAAGAAAGTAAATCATCCATCAGAAAGGAGATTGAGTACCTTGTTGATGATTTCTTTAATAATAACGAATGTGAAGAATTTGATGCAACCTCTAAAGATATTAAAGAAAGGTTTTTTGATAAAAATAATCAAATATCAATTAACTATATTTTTAAGGTGCTAAAAACTGAAATGAAACTATCACAGCAAAAAATGAAGCGTTATTATCCATTTAATGAAATATCTTTAAATTCTAAAACTGGACAACCGTTTACATTTACAAAACAAAAAAGTGAATATGCTGATAATCAAATACTTAATACTTTTGATGATGCAGAACCATTTTAAGATGTAAATGAAAATAAGCAATTCATTTACAAATAATACATTGATAATCAATAATTTAAACTATTTTGTAAATGTAAATGAACTTTTGTAAATTGCTATAAAAAAATATAACTAAAAAAAAATCCTATAAGTTTTAAGAAAATAGACCAATTCCATTTACATATTATATTTTTTTTTTTAATAATATAGTAATATCAATACATACAGAGCATTTATAGTTGTAAATGAAATGTAAATGAAATGTAAATGGGTTGTAAATGAGATTTTCTATTTACAGATAATAATACTAATTTTGACAAATGAAACCATCCCTAAAACAACTATCCGACCTTCAACACGCTTACGCTTGCTCACGTACTAAGATACCAACTGATTACGTTGTTAGAACTAAGTACATTGATACAACTGCCAACGGATTAACAAAATGTGTAATTGATTACATTAATCTAATTGGCGGTCAGGCAGAACGAATATCAAACACAGGTAGGTATATTGATGACAGCAAAATAGTAACCGATGTACTCGGCAACCGAAAAAAGATAGGTACCGGCAAATATATTAAAGGAACTGGCACAAATGGAACGGCTGATATATCGGCAACTTTTAAAGGTAAGTCTATTAAAATAGAAATTAAAATGAAAGATAAACAAAGCGAAGCGCAAAAGGAATATCAACAAGCCATTGAACGTGCCGGTGGTATTTATTTTATTTGTCATACCTTTGATGAGTTTTTAGATAAATTTAATACATTTGTATAATGCAAGATGAATATGAATCAATAAATTTTTGGCAATCAAAATAATTAATTAAATAATTTATTTTAATTATGGATAATAGAAAAAATAACGGAGCTGTTAAAGGAGAAAATAGAGGTCAAGGTCGCAAGCCTAAGTCTGATGAAATAGCAATGATTGAGAAAATGGATGCTACATTAGCTCCAATAACTGTATGGCAGTCATTAGCTGCTAAAGTTGAAACAGGCGACACAATGGCAATTAAATGTTGGTTAGAGTACAGATATGGAAAACCTAAACAATTAATAGGTTTAGTAACTGAAAATGAATCACTTGAACAAGTATTTAAAATTGGTAATGTAGAAATTAAATTATAATATGTCAAATAAACAAATCTTATTTGAATCATTCCCTAAACAAGATGAATTTCTTGAAGCTGTATTTAGTAATAATTACAACTTTATTATGTATGGAGGGAGTATCAGGGGCGGTAAAACTTTTGCTGGATTAGGTGCTTTATTACTTTTATGTAAGATGTACCCTAAATCAAAGTGGGCTGTTATACGTTCTACCTTACAAACATTAAAACTAAACACAATACCATCATTTACTAAGATTTGTCCTACATCATTTGTTAAAAAGTACAACCAAGAAATGCAGACTGTTACATTTCAAAATGATAGTCAAATCATATTTTTAGGTGAAAATTACGTTGATGATAAGGAATTAAACCGATTTAAAGGATTAGAAGTTAACGGCTTTCTTTTAGAAGAAGTAAACGAATTACAGCAAAAGACATTCTACAAATGTATTGAGCGTGCTGGATCTAATATAATTGATAAACAACCTAAACCATTAATACTTGCTACTTGCAATCCAACAAACAACTGGGTGAAGGAACTAATCTATAACAAATGGCGAACAGATACACTACCTAATAATTGGTTATACATCCCATCTAAAATAACTGATAATCCATTTATACCATTGGACTATTTGGAATCCTTAAAATCAATGCCACGATACGAATATGAGGTGTTTGTTGAAGGTAACTGGGATTTACAGGAACGTACTGGAGCTGAATTTTACAAGTATTTTAGTTTAGACAAGCATGTCAAAGAATGTCATTATGAACCTACATTACCATTGCATATTAGCTGGGATGAGAATGTCAATCCTTATTTGCCATGTGGAATATTCCAAATAGCTAACAAACAAGTTAGGTTAATCAATACTATCTTAGGTATTAATCCTAAAAACACTATTAAAGATGTTTGCAATGAGTTTAAACGTATCTATCCAGCTCATGCTAGTGGTTTATTCATTTATGGAGATGCGACTTCACAAAAGGAAGATGTTAAGCAACAAAAAGGTCATAATTTCTTTAAGTTAATTCAAAATGAGTTAATCGGATATAAACCGATTATGAGAGTTGGCAAATCAAATCCATCAGTAGTAATGCGAGGTAATTTTTTTAATACAATTCTTTTTAGTAATTTTGGGTACATTGAGTTTATAATAAATACAGAGTTAAAAGATGCGATTCAGGACTTTACAAATACTAAAGAAGCTGCTGATGGTAGCAAAGATAAAGCAAAGGTAAAGGATGCAAAGAGTGGTATTAGTTACCAAATGTATGGTCACATTAGTGATTTAACTGATTACTTAATTTGTGAAGCGTTTAAAACTGAATACCAAAGTTACCAACGTGGCGATGTAACTCAATATGTTAGAAAAATAGGCAGTCAAATACAAAGCGGTAAAAATAGATTATGAAGGTAAAATCACACAAAGAATTAATTGATGGACATAATACTGTAACTTTCTTTATTGAGGATGTTAGCACCAATACTTTGATCCATTCCGATATATTTATTATTAATCGTAAAACTCGTATCAAACAATTAAAGGCTGGTTTTGTTGATTACGTTTTAGATATGCAGAAAATGGAATTGGCTATGCTAAATGCTGAAGTTCACAAAATTAAAGAGAATCAAATTGTTATTAATAGTAACAATAGTAACAATATAATTAATTAGTATTATAATTTTGTATTATGGCACGACTATTAAGAGATTTAGACTATTTAAGAGTTATTCAAAGTGATAATTTAGCGCAAATAATTGAATCTAATCAACAAACTAAATTAGATGTGGAACAATCAGCTCAATCAGAAATGATAGGCTATTTAACACAACGATATATTACTAGTCAAATCTTCACTGATACTAAAGTTTTTGATATTTCTAGTGTTTATAATGGTAAGCAATTAGTTGAATGGACTGCTCCTACTTTTAGTGCTACAACTGTTTATACTACTGGTCAATACGTTTTACAAAATGGTTATATTTATAAGTCAATAGCTGGTAGTACTGCTCATGCTTTTTTAGCTGCTGAATGGACACAAATATGTTTAGATAAAACATTATTTTATGCTATTTATCCACAACCAGAGTATTCAAATACAACTACTTATAGTGTTGGTAATATAGTTTATTATAACAATATTCAATACACTTGTTTAGTTTCATCTTTAGGAATATTACCTACAAATACTCAATTTTGGGTTGCTGGAGCTGCTTATAATGTTACTGCTATTTATCCTGACAATACTACTAAATGGCAACAAGGTGACAATAGAAACCAACAAATAGTAATGTATTTATTAGATATTACTTTATATCATTTACATTCTCGTATTAATCCACGCAATGTGCCAGACTTACGCAAAGAGCGTTACGATGGTAATAGTCCAACACAAAGCGGTGGCGCAATTGCATTCTTAAAACGTGTTGCAAGTGGAGAT